TNANCATGTACCAGTAGTGGCCACGGTGATTGCGCCTGAAACTGTGAAAGTAAGGCTCTGGACTGCAACATCGCCGACCTTGCCTGCGACTGGTGTTAGCTTGTTAACGAGTACGAGTCCGCTATAAAGAGGATTTGTAGCCGAAACTGTCCCAGTAGTAGGAGTGCCAGGAACGGTGGTCTGGAGGATCTTAAACTTCGCATTAGTGCCTACGAGAGCGTTAAGAGTGGTCATAACCTGAGCGGTTGCATCATCGTTGAGGAAATCAACAGAGATGGTAGATGACTCAAGACCTGCGATGAATGAGTGACCCGATGCTCCCATAGCGGTTACATCAAGCTCATCGAACTGACGGTTGATTGTCAGTGATGTTACGTGATCGGTAAGATCGACGTAAGTAGTGCCGTCTGTGCTGATCTTAAATCCAGCATTATTTTGGTAGAAAATTGCCATCTGTTATGCCTCGGCTTTCGTTGTGTCTGTTGGTGGTGTTACGGGTGCTGCCTTTGCAGGAGCGGCCGAGGCTGCGCCTGATACGACCTGACCGATGAGAGTCAAGAAGCGTAATTCTTCGGGTGTGTAATCCATATTTAACTCCAGCTACTTAGGATTGAGATTGATAGTTCGGACATGAGCATCTGACCAGTTTCATTGGGTGAAACGGTCGGTGCGGAAACGCTTTGCACTTTGACATTCAGACCCGAGGCGGCGAGCTTGTTAAATACGGCGACGATGAAATTCTCGATGTCGATGAGATTTCCATTGTTGTCGAATAACGGCACGATCATCGTGATCCGAAAATTAGCCTGTGGTGAGATTGAGTTGTATTGGTTGTTCTGCGGATCGATGTAGGGATCATCCGGTGAAATGATTACCGAGTTGGCGATAGGGCTGGCAGGTGGAAAGGAAAACACCGACCAGACCCCATCGTTTGTCAAGGCCGTAGCCAAAGTCGAGCGAAGTGTGGTGATTGAGGCGACCATTAGCCCACCATCGATCTTGGAGAGCTGTAAGGAGCGATCAAGCCACGAACGCGAGCCATCAAGGTATTACCCATGCGATATGGAGAAGGTGAAAAGTCAGGGGATACGCCACCGATTGAGGACTGCTGACGAGCCTGCCAAATATCGACTGCAAGCATCATGGCAGCTTCACGGATTGCAGGGGTTGAGGCGTATAAGGAGTCTTTGGTATCGATACCGGAGGCAGAGCCGTAAGGCACGATGAGATGATAATTGTCATCGGTTGCGGTGAGCGAGAATTGGACAAGCTCGTAACCGTAAGGAAAGTTATATTGGTTGTAATTAAAGAATGGGAAGAACGGGAATGATCCCGAACCATTAGTCCAAGGCCATGTGGCCGTTACGACATGGCTGCCGTTGTAAGCAGATCCGCAATTTGTCAGCGTGATCGTCTGACCAGTTGTGAAACCAAGGCGCACCGATAAGACGGCGTAGCCGATGTTGTTATAGATAGCTACTCCCACGACTGGGTAAGAGTTAAACCATAGGTACTGGTTAAGGAGATCCTGAGCAGTCTGGCAGACTTCTTCGACGATTGAGTCGGCGTAGAGCGTACCGATGCCAAGGTTGGCTTTCAGTTCTGCACTCGTTACATATGTAGCGGCCATCAGGATCTCCTTTCAGTATTAGACCGAGAGTGCCAAGGGCGACCAAGACACTCGCGGATTCTTAGGGGTTGTTATCAGGTGAGGTTAAAGCGACGAACGCCAGCAGGGATCAAGACCTTGCCTGCGCCATAACCGTAGATCGCAGTCTGAACAGACATTGATGAAACGACGTTCACTGAGAAGTAAGCCTGAGCTGATTCCCACCACTGAACGGTTTCTGGAGCGATGATGAAGGCTGACTCATCAACGAGGCCAGCAGTAACGTTCTTATCAACGTAGAGATCAAGTCCGAGGACGTTGCCCTTGATTGATGTTGGACGAGATTCACCAGCTGCGTTCCAAGGCTGGATCGCGTTGTAGATAGGGCGACCAGTAGTATCGACTGCGCCAATCAAAGTGCTCCACCAATTTGTATTGGTGACGATGTTCGAGGCGAAGTATGAAGATCCAGCGTATGCAGCAGGAGCTTCTGTTGAGATGTAGGAGATAAGGCCTGCTGATGTTCCAGCAGTTGTCGATGCCTGAGTTCCCTGTGAAGTAAGGATTCCGATCAACGCTGAGTCAGTTGCGAGCAAGTAAGCACGCTCGAGCTGAATTGCAAGCTGATCGAAGAAGATTGGATCTGAACGCTCGAGGAGTTCGAGAGAGATCGTCTGTTGTCCGGCGTACTTGTTGATTGTGACTGACTCGTAAGCCGATGTCATTGGAGTATCGCTTGGAGCACCTGACTCAGATGTTGATCCGACTGTTGGAGCAGTCGAAGAACCGCCGCCAGCAGATGTCACGAGTGATGGTATGTTGATTGTCATGCCAGAGGCAGGAAGTGTGCCGCGAGTGACTGCATCGATCGCAGGGCGACCAAAGTTTGTATTCGAGACGAAGTTTGAGAGGTACTGAATAGGGTTGAACGCAGGGTTCGTGCTCATTGTGTCAGCAGCAGTCAGAGTAGATGGATCTTCTGATGCAGAGATCCAGAGCTTTGACTCCTCGTTGCCGAGAGCAGCCTTGATCTTATGTTCTGTGTATTTACCCTTTGAGGTAATTCCATGACGGACGGTGGATGAGATGTAAGGGGTTGATGCCTTAATCGTTGGACGTGAGGCCTCTGATGATGCCTCGGCTGTTGCGGCTGGTGTCGCTTCGGACATCGTGGCCTCGCTTTCGGTTGTGGTTTCGGTTTCTTCCAAAGCCTTCTCCGCTACCTGAATGACTTTCAGGGCATCGACCGCATCGGAAATTTTTTGGATTTGCTCATCCTCGAGTTCTTCGAGTGTTTCTTCTGCTGCATCATCAACTTCGCCAGCGGCAGCCGCGACGGATGTGACTACCGCATCAGCGAAGGCAGGAGTTTCGACAAGTGACACTTCGCGCAGAATTGCTTTGCTGACGTAAAGGTTTCCATCTTTGCCAGGAGCGGATGCGATGACATCAACGCCGACAGATAGACCATCAAGCAAGCCTTCTGCTGCTTTGATCAAGAAATTTTCGCCATCGCGTGACGCGCTGACCTTAAATGTTCCGTACATCGCTTCTGCTGAGTCAGTGAGTGATTGAGCGCGGCCAATAACCCCCGAGGCAGTTTGTTCATGCTGTGCGAGCAGCTTTATCTTGGATGTGTTCGGTACTTGGATCGAACCGCGCTCAAAGATGACAGGGCCAGCAGATGTGTTGCCGACCTTGCCGTATGGCACTACAACGCCCGAGATAATTCTGCGGCCGGAATCCGCAGCCTCGATCGGGCTACTAAATGTTAGGTGCTGCATTTTTAACTTCTCCACTTCCATCAGGTGCTAGGCCTTCCATGGCTTTCGCTTGATTGATATCGATTAGACCGAGTGAGAGAAGCTGCTCGGTGACTTGTAGTCGTACAGTTGGATCTGCGCGCAGGAATGTTTCATCCACTGCAAACCGAATGACCTGACCGCGTGGCGTGATGTCATCCATAGATAGACGCGCTTCGATAGCGGTAACAAATGGAGCCAGTGAATAAGCGAAATACTCTTTGCGTCCGTCGATAATGTTTTGATACGTCATGCCGCGGAAAGTTTCTGCGTCCACCAAGTAAGCAGGAACGTTGCAAGCGCGTGCAAGTTCAGTAGCGAGATATTGCTTCGCCTCGTTATACATCATGTCTTTTGGAGCAAATGAAATCGGATTAAAGTCAAGAGTGCTCGTGAGATAAGCAGTTCCCTTGGATTGACGCGCCGCTTTCCACGCCGCCAGAATTCCTTGCACTTGCGCATCTGGGAGATCTGCACCGGTGTTCTTGATGTAACCAGATCCCATTGGAGTCTGTGCAGCAATAGCAGCAGCCTTCTCGATATCAATAGCAGCGCGAATAGTTGATTGCGCTTTGTAAAGTAATCCTTGATCGAGTGCTTGGAATGTAACGAGTGATCCAATACCAGACATCGGCAAGCGTTCACCGTTGATCATGTAATACTCAACTTCGGTGTTCCATTGATTGTATTTGACGGTCACCCGATCATTCTGAACCCACTCAAAACGAGCAGGGCGACCATCTTCTTTATAGACCTCAGAGATACGCCAATAAGCGACTCCGTACATCAATAACGAATCAACAGTCCACGAAATTGTTACTGCACGAGGCTGACGCTCATCTGGTTGATCGACCCAGACCATATTTGGAGTCTGTTCACCAGTTGCTTTGAGATAAGTATTGAGTGGAATCGTTGCAATAGTGCCAGCAAGAAGATTGCGACAACGTGAAATCGTTGGTACTGACATCGCATCTTGACGCAAGATGGAATTCGCGTAGTTGTTGTAACCACCGGTAAGTGATTGATTCCAGTAATTGCCAAATGGCTGATCCATGACTGCTGGAGCGAATTGACCCTTGATCTCTGCTTTCGGGGTAGGCGCATCGACCTTCTGACCAAAGAGGCGATCGCGTATTCCCATGAGCGAAAGATCTCAGGTGTCAAGCATTTAAACGGCGTTTCGCCTTAAATGTCGCACCGCTTTATCCGGCAATAATTTGAGGCACTGAGAGCGGTTTAAGAAGCTCGTGGACGATCATGGCAGCCGAAATAGGAGCTGAAATATCGCCAGCCGATTGCCGTTTCACGATTCTCCAGCCTGAGTCGTTGGTCTTAGCCGCCACGTTATTCATCTGGTTGATGAGCTCATCTTGACCATTATGGACGACCCGATCATTGACCAGAGCGTCTAGGAGATCAGCGCAGGCGGTGTAGAACTGAGATCCCGAGATATCGACGCAATTTTGTCCGGCATGGGAGAGCCGATCGGCGATCGAGGCCGTTGCGTATTTGTCATAACAGATTTGGCGCGGATTAAAGTGATCAGCCCATTTCTTAATCCCTGCCGCGACCTTAACGTCATCGACTGACAACTGACTTGACCACATTTCCAATATCCCGATCCCGATCTTGCCATCAGGCATGATTTGGCCAGCGACCAGTGAGGCATTCTTACGGCTAGGGGATACGTCGAAACCAAAGACCGTATAGACCCCTTGGGAGAGCTTGAGAGTCTTGTCAGCGGTCGCCTCTAAGATCCCATAAGGCCAAGGCGATTGCAGCGAGTCGATCCACTGGCAGAGTAGCTCTGTTCGGGTCGCCTCAGGAGAAGATGTGCTAATCGCTTCTTCGAGAGCTTCTTTGGTAATCGTGTAGCCCAGTGCTGGATTGGCCATCGCCACATTTCGCCAGAACTTCTCTGAGAAATCGATTTTGGTATAGGGATTGGCCGAGTATTCGTAGAACCCAAAGCTCTCTGGAGGATTGCCTAGGGCGTTTTCTCTCATGTTATTAAGAACGACTGAGAAGGCATCGCCAGCATTGGATGTAAAGAGTGCCTGCCCATTAGGACGAGCTCGGGTAGTCGGAGTGGCAGCCCTGAACGCATCTTCTTGGATCTCTCGCAGCTCATCGATGTAAAGGAAATCGGCAGTACGACCACGGGAGCCGTCACGGGTAGCCGCTACAACATCGAGACGATGACCATTCTTTAACTCGATCGACTCAGAGCCATTGGCGAACCTGATCGATCTGGTCTGATCTTTCAGGAAAGCATTGGCCTCAACGATGTAGGCGATTTCTCGAAAGGTGGTCAAAGCCATCGCTCGGTTTTGCGCCATCATCAGGACATTCTTGGAATCAAAGCAATACAGGTGCGCCAGGATCAGCATCCGAGCCAAGTGCGTTTTACCGGACTGGCGAGCGACGAGAAGCAGGGAAGATTTCCGAATGAACATTCCATCCTCATCCACAGAGAGCAAGTCACGGCAGACCCATTCTTGCCATGGCAGTAAAGGCATCCCGATCTTCTCGGCAAGCTCTATGACCTGATCTGCCTTGGATTCTGCCTCAATAAGTTCACTGTGTAGCCGTGCTTTGGTATTCCCCAAAATAGGCTCAGGATGGGCTATGACGCGCTCGGGTGTTTTCCTAGTCATTTATGGTGGCAATCGGTGAGATCGGTGTGCTTGAGTGCGTTAAAGGGGAGAGATCAGTCGTT